CTTTACTTCACTCATGCGAGGTCTCCGTGAACATTAGCATGGATGTGGGTGCTGTCTGTTGCTGAATTTGTGGCATGTCCGTGTCCTACTCTGCAAGAACCAGTAGCAGGACCACTACTGTCTGTTATGAAGTTACACAACCTAACACTATCTGATTGCGACCCCTTGTTACTCATTGTCACCAAAGAATAATTACCGTTTGCCATGCTGTTGGTGTAATTTAAAGTGTAGTCTCCAGTTCCATTGTCGGTGAATGAAGTAAAATTAAAACTTCCTCTAATTCCATCGCTTGTTTGCCCATCGAAATTTACAAAAACTTTCGCCGCACTCTGCTTCGTCAGCGTAGCCGCACCGCCGCCAGTTGACTGGATGGTATCTGCCTTCAATACACTCATAGCGTCACCAATGTTCCACCGCTTTCAACGGTCAGGGTCACGCCACTGGCTACAGTAAACGGGCCAGTCACGTTTGCGTTCTCAGTTGCAAGAATGGTTGTGTCTTCCGTCAACGACTGTGCGTTGGTACGGAACAGGCCACCACCCTTGAAGTTGCCCTTGTTCTCAGCAGCGGGTGTGATTGTTGCGCCTTGCGGTGCAAGGTAGTTCACAAAGATATTGCCGGTGCCACTCGACGGGGCAGCAGTAAATGTCAGCGTAGTGCCGTCAGGAATAGTGTATGCAGCAGTGTCCTGAACAACACCGTCAACAGACACAAGGACATCCTGCACAGATGATACAGCAGTGGTCAGGGTGAATGTGGTATCGCTGCCATCACCATTGAACCGCTGTACTGCTACTGTGCTTTGAAAATTATCTGCTGTCTGCTGACCAATATAGGGCATTAGGTGATCTCCATAATTGACAAGCACACATCCGTAGCGCCTGATGCAGAAACCTTTATCTCGTCTGTGGCTTCAAGAACGACCTTATTACCCGCCAACAATTCCAAAGAAGAACCGGCAGGTATAGGCGCATTGGTTATTAACTCAACCGCCTGGTTGGCTTCGTTGTTAGCACCAGAACGATTTCCAGTGTCTGTGTTTAAAGTCACCGTCGCGGTAACTTGACTGGTTGTAGTGTTGCCAAGCACCAATCCAAGTATGACTGTCGTAGTCGAGCCTGCCACCGTATAGATGACATCAAGGGTGGTAACCCCAGCCTTGGTTACAGCTTTAAATGTATTAGCCATCTAAATCTCCATCAGCCAAGCGCAATCGCAAGAGCCGTCGCCTCGTCTGCTGCCGCTGTCGCGGTTGTTGCACCAATATCGGACAGCACTTCAGAGGCAGACCGACCCTCAATAGCTGTTCCGTTCACTCGTAAAAAGTCGTCGTCGGCAACGCCAGATGTAAACTTAGGCACGTTAGTGTTTGATATACCTGTATCTAACACCGCCGCAGTCCCCAAACCAATATCGGACCTGACCTCCGACACGCTCCGGCTTTCTAATCCGTTTGCAGTAAATCTAGCGAACTCATCGTCAGCAACAGATGCGCTGTCGATCTGCACCGCGTTAGTGTTTGATATTCCAAACGTCAAAGCAGCTTGACCGCCGATGTCGGACAAGACTTCTGCCGTTGACCGGCTTTCTAATCCGCTGGCCGTAAACCTAGCATACTCATCGTCAGCCACTGAACTGCTGTCGATCTTGACGGCATTTGTGTTGCTGATTCCGAATGTCAGACTAGCTTGGCCGCCGATATCTGAAAGAACTTCTGATGCAGACCGGCCTTCAATAGATGTGCCATCAATACGAAGAAAGTCATCATCGGCAGCGCCGCTTGTAAATACAGCCACATTGCCGTTGCTGATGCCTGTGGCCGCAACAGCCGCCGTGCCAAGCCCCAGCGTTGTGCGTTGTGCAGCGGCATCAGCATCATCCAACAGTGCTTTACCAGCAGCAGTAAGGTCATACGTAGCTGCGGCACCAGATCCTGTAAACTGAATACCCTTGTCAGCAGCAGATGTCAGGCCAGCAAGTGCCTGTAAGTCTGCGTCAAGACGAGCGTTAGCTAAAGTGCCAGATCCAATGTTGCTTGCATTAGTGGTGTCAGTTGTGGCTGACGCCGCCAAGGACGTGCCATTTAGTGTAATGGCATCTGCTTCTAGCGTACCGTCCACATCTACATCACCAGATATGTCTAGGCTGGGTGCAGCCACTTGACCAGTGAAAGTAGCTCCCGCTGTGCCAACAAGTGTTTGTGTTGTAGCGGGCAATGTGAGCGTAATGTTGCCAGAAAAAGCTGAGTGCGCCGGAGCCAACAACCTTGCATAGTGTGCGTTGCTCGACTCGCAGTAGAAATCTACATATGACTGTGCGCCGCTGTTCTTAATAGATACCGCGCCAGTGCTGATTGTTACGCCATTAGAGCCGTTGATCTGTGCAGTGCCGCCAATCTCCAGGTTGTCGCTTGCGTTAAGAAACACTGCTTTTTCGGCAGGTTGAGAACAAAAGATTGTCTTTGATCCAGCACCCCAGTTTACCGCAGAGTCAGAATTGCTGGACTCCAGAATGGTGGTACGCGCCAGCGTTGTGCCACTAGCTGTATAGGTGCCAATACCAACTTCAAAGTCAGTGCCGTCTGTACAAACGTAGTACGTTGTGTTGCTGTTACCGATAGACGAAAACGCCTCAAAACCAGTAACGGCACCGGCTAATGTATAAGTGCCAGTGCCGGTGGTAGTGGTCGATTCTTTGACCCTATCTTTGAGTACAAGTGCCATTACTTCAACTCGATCACTAGATTCCCTGCGTTGATCCGGAAAATGTCTCCATCATCGATTGTTCTGCTGGCATCCAACGCGCCGACAAACAATATGTTTCCACCAGAAGATGCGTCCGCGATAAAGGCGTGAGTTATTGTATCCGCTGTGGTGGTCCCCGCCGCAGCAAAATCAATGTTTGCCGCATTGGTGGCTGTCTGTGTGTCTGTGGAATCAGCGCCTATCGTCGTCCAGTTTGCTGCTGTAACCTGCACTCTTGCATAATTGGTGAAGTCTGCTTCCGTCACTGATCCAGTCTCAGCGGCAGATACGGCTGTAGCCAGCCCAATATAGATGCTGTCACCCGGCGAAGAAAAACTTAGCGAGTTGTTCTTAAATATGAAGTGCAACAAACGTCTTTCCAGATAGTTTGTTGCCGCATTAGATGTAGCCATGTTCTACTCCTTATGTGCGGGGCCGGTCTGGCAATCCCCTGCGATACGCATCGCTATTCTCTCTCGCCTCTGCAAGATCCTTCAACCTGGATAAGGCTTCGGTAAACTGCTTCTCATACATTTGCAACATGTCAGGCTCACCTTTCATGTAAATATACGCTTCATATAAGGAACCGTAAAGCAAGGCATTCGGAGCATTGGTGCTTAACCATGTTGTGCCGCTATCTGCGCCGGCAGTCAAAGAGGTTGGTCTATAAAAGTAATGAAACTCACATACATAGTTGCTGTCTGGAGTCGGCGCTAGAATTACGTTGTTCAAATCGAACCTAGCGTAATACTTAGGGGTGCCTGTTGTTGCAGAATTTGGATTGTACTCCTGTATGTAGTTTACATCCTTCTGCAACAAGAATTCTTTTGAACTGCTATTTGTAATAGACAACGAAAATGATGCTAGGAAATCTGTAGGTAACGACAAGAACGGATCGTTTTGAGATACGGCACTCGTAGCGTTCTTACGGAACAACTCAAGATCTACTAGATAGAATATGCGATCTTCAGTAGATCGAATAAAATCATCGATGTTCGAGACAAAAGCTGTTTCTGTGTTTTCAGTGTACTCCTGTATCGCTGTCTTCAACTGTGCAAAAGTGTACGCCATCTACTTCTCCAGTGTCACTGGGCCGGAGGTCGCATTTTCACCACCCCCGCGTTGACCACCTGCTGTTGCGGTTCCGGATGTGGCTGTGAAGGTATACGTGTCGGTGTCCACAACAGTGATCGAATAACCCGAACCGCTCTCCAAAACCGTGCTTGTAAATCCATCAAAGCCCTCCGTCTTGCGGAATCTTACCGTATCTGAGGACGAACGTCCATGAGATGGCTCGATAACAGTGATAACTGCTGATCCCGATGCCCCTGACAAGAAGGGATTTGCTATTAATAATCTAGCAATCGACACTTCTGTACGCTGATCAGGACGTGGGTCATGAAGCGCTTGCGGGTCCGGCCCCACTCGTATTGGCTCTAGTTGAGGATGTTTTGACTCAAACTCATCGTTGCCAACCTTAGATCCATTCCACTCCGTAACCATGTCACGTAGTCTGTACCTAAAACCAGACCTGTCAGAAATGCCATATGCATCTTTGCCTGATGCGAACCGTGCCATTAGTTCACTCTCAGGTATTGCATACTAGGTTGTAGCTTTAGAGCTACGCGGTCTTCGTCCTCGTCGGCTGCGCGTTGGAATTCTTCTTCATACACAACCTTCAAAAGCTGCACACGTTCTGGCGCTTTCTTCAACGCCGTGTAGTAAGCAAGCCCCGCCACCATACACGGTAGAAACCGAAACGGCGCGTCTGTGGTGTTAACTAAAGCATCCGCATCTTCGATGCGCCGTACATAGTAATACACAAGACTGTCACTAGAACTGTCCGGCGTAGGCCACAAAGTTACTTCAGGTACAACTTGTCGGTTGTAATAAAACTGACTTGGACGGCCCGTCTGATCTTTATTGGGCAGGTGCAGATACTCGCTCCTAGACATACGAGCTAGCTGAAAATCAGTGCCGCTTCTTCGAATAACGACTTCAAGTAAATCAGTGTGTGTTGCATCAAAGGTGTATGTAGCTGTCCCAGAGGTTAAAGACTGTGTCGCTTGTTTGACTGTCCATAAATTTAGCCCCCTGTTTGCCCAATCTGCAAACATTAGGTTCAAAGAACGCCGAGCCGTACGCGCATCGTAACCTGTGCGAACCTCAAGGCCGCACCGCTCATATGCCTCTTCTATGATCTCAGCTACGTCGAGATCAAAGTCCCTTGAACCTGATGTAGTCATTTTTCGTCCTCCGCGTACAGATTGTCAAAGATCTGATTCACATCCAGAGTATAGTCCAAATCAGACTTGGAGTAATGAATATGTTGAGATGGCCTGAAATCAGGCGCACCTTGCCCTGTCTCAAACCATGCCGGATGTGTCACTCTCACTCTGTTATTCGGCAATGCTATTATGTTTCCAGTCCATTTGCCCGCATCCAACAACTCGAGAACATGACTCTGTTTATGCTGCGCCGGATCATCCGCCACCTCACTCTCAGTGTAGTCCACCGTAAAATAATACTTCGCCGGATACATCTCACCGTCTACTTTTGCCAACCAGGGACAAGGCTGTGCCCTGTCCAATACATACACCGCATGTGTGTGTGACATACAATCCCAAGGCTGCGCGTAATGAACAGGCATGGGTTCCGGCCACTCATCTAACGGTGTGTCTCCTACTAATGCTGTTATGGGCATCCTTGCCCACATTGCGCCCCCGTGGACGTTGTCTTCTCCGGTGTCATCCACCTCACAACCGGTGAAAATAGTTTGAAAACTCAAGCAGCGATTTGGCATCGCTGTGACGGCTATCGCCATCGCGTGAAGGAAGTCCCCGTGGTGGTTGTCATGATTACAGGTATACTCCCTTCGCACCCAACACTTGAAGTGCGGGATGCTACTTTGAAGAAATGCCACGTTTTACGTACCCTTATTTCCGTTTAGCACCGCCACGGGCGTAGCCTTTTTTCTTCATAGCTCCGCCCATGTTTTTCTTAGCAACGCCGCCGCGCTTCATGCCTTTTTTCTTCACGGTGCCACCCATGTTTTTCTTAGCAACGCCGCCGCGCTTCATGCCTTTTTTCTTTTTCTTCATCGCCATGTTACTTCTCCTTACGCTTTTCTGGTAGGCATCTGCCCAGCACCGGCCATTTCCTTGCGCGGGGCACACATAAATTTGCCATCCTTGGCCTTCACTGTTCCGCCGTTCTTTTTAAACCCCATTTTGTTTCTGACGGGGGTTGGTAAGTTAGGCAGACCTTTGTTACCTGGGGGTATGTCTTTTAGAGCCATTACTTCTTTTTCCTTCTTACTGCTTTCACACGACGCGGCTTACCGGCAGGCTGACCAATGCGTTTCTTTTGACTGATTCTACTACGCTTTTCAGCCGCTGTCATTTCTGACGATGTCTTAGGAGTTTTAGAAGAAACACGCTTGGAAGGACGGCAATAAGGAGTGCCGCGTTTTTCGCCCTTCTTTCTGCCACACGCCTTGCCAGTGCGTACATCTTTCCAGTCCTCTTTAAACCAACGCTTCAACGCCAAGCCGGATTTTGTTTTTCTAACAGCCATATCAGTCTCTCGATTTCCGTATTTGTTCAAGACTTTCTTGTATGGTCATGTCTTTCTTCGCGTTAGGGTCGTACTTGCACTGATACTCATTCGGCACAAACTCTAGATACTGAAAAAACTGAGACTCAATCGTATTGTTCGCACCTCGAAACACGCAAATTATTTCTCTGTTTTCCAGCTTCTCACACTTCACCTTACGACAAGTGACCATCTGATCAGCACTAGCTGAGTGAGACTTTAGCAGTAAAATGAAAGCAGTCAAAGCCGCGAGGCCAACTCCAGAAACTAAAATCCACGCTACAATTTCCACAAATTTACGACGACGCTCACGTTGACGATACAAAGTTTCCTTGCGTCTCTTTCTTATTTGTCCTTCCATTGCAACGAGTTGATCCCATTTTGACTTGCCCATTGTCAAAGAGATCCACTGCTGTAATTCATATCGTTGCTGCTGCGCCTTCTGCTTGTTAGCAAAAGTCGTTATGGCCTCTTGCTCAACGCTTTGGCCACCAAACAGCTTTTTAAAAATAGGAGGATTTTTTGCTTCTTTCTCCATCTGGTCAAGGTCAGACAGAGCGCCCATCCAGCGTGAAAGATCTGAGGCCATAGCTTCTATATCTCGGCCTATAGCGAAACCTTTTTTAAGCGCGCCAAAGGCTGCTGAAGCAGTCGCCATTGCAGATACTGGATCCATCAGTACACTTTCGTATCTTTATCTACCATTGCCGGCAAACAGTAAGATGTGATTTTCTGTCCTTGCTTGTGCAGCCGTTGTGCAAAGTACACGCACTCATCGACAGAACGAAAATACATGTCATTGCTAACCAGCTTACGTTCCTCACCCACTCCAACAAATACGAACAACAGAAACACATGAATCAAGACTGTGTCACTGCACCCTTGGTTCGTTTGCGCCGATCACTCATGATAGCGCCACAACCACGAGCCACCGCAGTCCCCTCTACAGCCTTTCCTCGAAAAGGTCTTTTTGGTTTTTGTCTTGTGCCTTCTGTAAGTTCGATTCCGCCGTCTGCTCGTTTGCTTTTCTTCTTTTTGCCGCCGGTTCCGTAGTTGGCTGCACCGACTTTTCTACATTTCGCAATGGCGCCGCTTGCGTACGCCGACGGGAAAACGCGATATCTCGCTTTAACTTTGTGATAGCATGCATCTTTAGGCATTCTTTCGTTTCCTCTTACTGGCGCAGTGTGCTTTTTCACTAAACCCTTTAGGACGTTTGCAGTTTACTTTTGCCTTACGAGCCTTCGTCCATTTTTTCTTTTGTGGAGGCTTGGATATCTGCTGCCTCATCGAACCACGCGACATCGCCATTTCTTTGTCTCCGAACGTAATCTTCCCATAAAGGTG